ACTCTTTTTCTGTTATACTGGTTAACAATATCCTGTACCACGCTGAAGTTCGGTGCATCAACCGTATGACAGATAAAATGTAATCTATCTCTGAAACTTTTTAAGAACTGCTGATTGGGTCTTTGAAACGTATCAATGACGTCAGGGTATAGGTTGAATACTACAACAAACTGGTGTTGTTGTCGAGGTGCGGGTTGGAAGTCAGAGCCGCTAGTATAAAGTTTAGCGGCTCTGTTTGCGGGTTTTAAAACTGTATCACTCATCTAACAAGTTATAGACTAATAATATTATGCGTTTGTACCACCAAGACCTACTGAAAGTAGTGGGAAGATTGTATCTCCTGGTGCTTGATGTATCGCGTTATCATATCTTATAGTCAAAATAACTTGTACTGGTTCTGACACTGCATAGTCACCATCTGAATAATCAACGTTTTGTAAGAAGCAACCTTCTACATCCCATTGCTCTAATTCTGTGTTGTTAGTACCATCTAATATTTCAATCTTAGTACCAAACTTGTAATTAGATCCAGCTACTGCTGAAGTTTGTTCAAAGTGGTTCATTTGTTTCTGAACTTGTTGACCAACTAGTTTAGAAATGTTGTTGTTAATGTCGTCCCTTAAAGTAATGTTGATTGCTTCCCATGTATGTTTACCTTGCATATATGAGATTGAGTTGTACGAGTGAACTGGTACTTCCTCATGATTTACTTTTGGTCTCGTTACTGACATAACTTGTTGTGTTAATTGCAGTGGAGAAGCACCTAGATTTCCAAAGTTCGTGAATCTTACTCTAAATCTATATTTTAGTTTAGGTTGTAAGATACCACCTCTACCTGTCGATCCGTCTATTGGTACACCAAATTTTGAAAGTGTTGCCATTGTCTACTGCTCCTTATTACTATATTTACTCTTTAATTTGTTTTTTACCATAGTAAAAAATTTGTTAAAGGGTTTTTAAAGGGATAGCCTAAACTATCCCCTTAAATGTTATTAACTTGTTAACTCTTCACCTGTGTTTTTGATACGAAGTGGAATGTATATAAATTCAATTGCTTTTACTGGTTGTATTGCAATATCAATGTATAATTCATTTCTATCAATTCTTGCAGATGTGTTGTTAGTTTCATCACAAACTACTAGGAAATCAAATAGTGCTCTCTTAGTCACTAAATCTTCCATGAATCTGTTGAATGTGTCTGTTACTTGATCTCTTGTTACTCTATCATTTGGTTCAAACAAGAATGGTTTAGCAAGTAAGTCTAATTGGTATCTCATGTGTACAATTAGTCTTGCAACATTTATTCTATCCATAGCTGATGCTACAGGTGATAATGTTTTTTGACCAAACACTGTTAATCCTCTATTTGGAATAAACGCAATTGGGTTTATTTTGTTAGAGTATAAAGTGTCTCTTTGACCTTCTGATAATGTTACTGTCTGGAATTCACCTTCATCAGTAATGTAACCTACTGAAGTTGAGTTGTCAACTAGGCCTCTTGTATAGCCTGCTGGTGCAAACCATGGAAAAGCAACTTGGTCATTAAATGCAATAGTTCTCATCGCTATGTGCGTTGGTGGAACTGTTACAGTATTACCATCTAAGTTAGTTGTGAAACCTGATGGGTAATATAAACCTGCATATGATGATCCTGATGTTAAACCATCTTCGCCGTTTTCCGCGGCGCCTGATGTGTTAGTTGCCCAGTTTTGTATTGATGTTCCGTCTGGTTTTAGTCTGAATGGTGTATCACCAAGTACAAAGGCAGTAAGTTTTCTGTCTGTACTCAATGTAATCATTTCATCTAAAAGTTCTGGGTATCCTGGAGCGGCAATCAAGTTAAAGAATCTTGATTCTGCTCTTATTTCATCGTTACTTGCTACTGCTGATTGCATAGCTGTAACAACTACTTTTCTTTGTGCGGCTCTGCCCATGTATGGTGAACCGTCAAGTCTTAGACCTGATTCAGTTACCCAAGTATTACCATTGTTAGTGCTGTTAAATGTGTAATTTGTCACATATTTTTTAACATTGTAACCTGATAGTCTTGTGTTGAATAACAGAATACCTTCTGGATAAGTTGCTGGATCTGGAGCATCTGAATCGAAGTTGCTGTATGCTGAACCCCAATCTTGTGCGTCCTCGTCTGCGCCTGCAGGATTACCTACTGCGTCAGCAAATACTACACCAGAGTCTGTGCTTTGGTCTGTGTTATCAAGAAGTACCCATTTACTTGTTGAGTTGTTGTATTTGTAAATTTTCGGATATGAATCTAATTCATTTGAATCAATCCAAATGTCACCGTCTGCTAGTGCTGTACCGTCTGATTGTGTAGTTGGTTCTGAAGAAACAATTTGTAAGTCTCTTAAACCGCCTGACACAATTGAACCTGCTGTGCCTCTATCATTAGAGTTTGCGTAAGCGTGCCATTTCATTGTTCCGCCATCGTTAACTGCTTGATAGATATCAGCGTCTTGTGTTGACTTGTACCATAGTGTTCCGTTGATCGGAGCTCTAGTTGGTGAATTTGTTGATGCTTCATAACTTAGATCTGACCAAAGTGAATTGTATGAAAATGCACTTGCGCCTGATGATGTGTTATCAGTCAATCCTAACTGAGCTGTTGTAACACCTACGTTGTTACTTGCTGTTGTACCATCTTGTACGTAGATAGCATAACCGCCTGCTCTAGTTAATTTAAGATAATGTTTAGTTGCTGATCTTCTATCTGCTGAAGCTACAACTCCACCTGTGTTACCTTGTTGAAGATTGATTGCTGTTATAATAGCATCTAATGATACGTGAGAACCAGCTCCACCGCCATCTTGTCCAACTGTAATTGTTTGACCGTTAAGTTCAAAATTAATTTCATCTTGTGAACCAGTTAAGTCGATGTGTCCGTGTAATGACGCACCTGTACCTGTAACTTCAGTATCAGTGCCTGCGCCTCTAACTCTTAAAGTATATACTACTTCCGGAGTGGCCGCCGCACCGCTGTATTGTTCAATTGATTTTTTACCAAAATCAGTTGATGAAAGTGTTGTTGCTGTTGATGTGAAATTAGCTTTCAATTCAGACGCAATGTTACCATCTTCAAAATCATCAAATCTTACATACACATCGTTTTGTGCTAGTGAAGTTCCTTCTGAGGCTGTTGCCGCATCATCTCTTGAGTAGACGTTTGCAGAAACTGAAGACCAGTTACTTGATGAAGTACTGTACTTCTTAACTGCAACATTGGCACCTTGACCTGCTGAAGTTGATTTTAACCATACGTCTTTGTACGAACCTGATACTGCTACAGTTGGTGCTGTGCCTGTACCTGGTTGAATGTAAACGTTGGCACTTGTCGCTGATTTCCAGCTTGGTGAACCTACTACTGACCATGTACCTGAAACTTTTTGATAAAGTTTTGCTGGTGTAGTTGAAGCAACCAAGGCATAATCTAAGTTATTACCGTAAGTTGTTTTTGGGTCACCGTTAGCGGCAACTAAACCATTGCCCGAATTATTCGGTGCATCAGTTAGTACTGCTGGTTTTAATTTTTCCCATGAACTTGAAGTTGTGTTAGCTGTAAAAATACCCCAATCTGTATTAGCAACGTCTAACCAATATGTTCCATTGGCTGGTGCTATTTTTGGAGCAGAAGATGAAGCTTTTAATTCATCTAAATCTACGTCAGCTCTTACAACATAAGCTCTATTTGAAATTCCTAAATAAGAATAAGTTGATAGCAAACCATACTCATTTCTTTCATCGCCGTGAATTTGTGTTCCCGATAATGACTGGAAAGATGGTTCGCCAAAGGTTGTAACTAGTTCACGTTGAGATGTAATCAAATATGGTTTACCTGCGTTGGCTGAAGTAGTACCTACTGCTACGTTACTTGTACTAGGATCTGTTTTGTCCTGTTTAGTAGCAAGTATCACTAGAGGTACTGTACCTTGGCCGGCAGGGGCATACATAGATTCATCAATGACGCTTACTGATACACCTGGTGATGTTAGTGTTGGCATTTGTAAATCTCCCTGTTCAACATTTTTATAAAAATGTTCATATATTATAGTTAATATTTATAGTATTTCTTAAAAAAAAGCTCAATACAACTCACCTTTAAAGGTATTAAATACATATATGACTACGCAAACATCAAAACACATAAGACCGCTATGCGATAAGTGTAAAACAAGGCCTAGTGCGTTTAATTACAAACGTAAAGGCAAAATATACTATCGTAGCAAGTGTGATCAATGCATAAAGGAAGAAGTAGGCTTAAGAACAGGTTATAAACACTCATGGGAAAAAAGTGGTTATAAAAGAAAAGCAATATGTGAAAAATGCGGCTTTAAAGCTAAACACCCAGCACAAATGGATGTTTATCATGTAGATGGTAATTTAAAAAATGCTAGTTGGAATAATTTAAAAACTATATGTGCTAATTGTAGTAGAGTAAAAAGTATCGAAGAAGTAGGTTGGAAACAAGGTGATTTAAAACCTGATGTTTAAATAATCTTTTCTATGATAGAATCTACCTCATTATGTAGATGTTTAATATCTTTGTCGTTATATATTGTATAATCAAATCTGGAACTTACCCAATCCCATTCACTTTTGTGTATTCCCATTTCAGCTAGAGTGTGCATAGAAAAAGTGTCTCCTTCAGATGCTTGTACAGCCAGATCATACCAATGTGGTTTACCGCCACGCATGACTCTTATCACTGTTCCGCCCATGGTTCTAATTAATCCTATTTCGTTCTTAAAACGACAATCGCTTACAATAGTCTTTTGTCTATTATTACCCATATATCTGTTTTCTAAACTAGAAAGCCATATATTATCATTAAAACTGTCTCTGAATATTTCCGTGCCTAAATACTGTAATGCAAATCTTGGTGTGAAATTTTTTATTCCTAATTTATTACTCCACCACTGATCTGGTGTTTCTCTAAATGCTCTACTTTGATCTGTATCACCTTCAAGCATCTCACGTGGCCATCCAAATACACTGGAAGCACTATCCTTAAGGGGAGATGCAAAACTATCAAATCTGAAACCTTTTTCTTTGAAACACTGTGCTACAGTATTTTTACCGGATCCTATAAATCCTACAAGTCCAACTATCATAATGTTATAATAACTTCTTTTTGAAGTTTAGTCAACTATCTTTTTTCAGAAATTATCCAATAACAAACGTTAATGGATCTTCTCCAGTACCGTATGTTTCAATATCTCTTTCAAGTTTTTCAATTGAAGCTTGAGCTTCTGCTTTAAGAGTATCACCGTTCATTGATACATTACCTTGGGCGCCTGGTAAACTTGCAAACTTAGATCTTGCTTCACCTAACATCATTTTTGATTGTGCTAGTGCATAATCTCTTATCCAAGGTCTGCTATATCTTTGAGTTATCAAAGTGTCAACTGGTTTTTCCATGTATACTCTTAATAAAGTATTTTCAATTGCTCTAGGTCTTCTCATTAGTATTAATTTTTTTGTTTCAGTCACAAATTTGAAATTTAAATGACCTCCAAATAAACGTCTTACTACTTCTTGATATTGTGCAAATGCGTCCCATGTTAAAAGTCCACCAATTCTGCCACCTTGTAAAAAGTACAGATTTGTATAAGCTAATTCAAAAGGATCTAGATCGATACTGCTATTAGAACCTGCAACTGATCTTCTGAATATATCACGTACTTCAATTACTTCATCTGCTAAAGTATATTCGTTTACATCTGGTTGTAGTTCTAAAAATATGTATGCTTCTTCTGTGCTGTTTGAACTTTTTTGTCTAAACTTGTCAACAGCTAGATCAATTGCTTGTTCATAGTGTTTTGGGTCTAATTCTACGTCAACCATACCGTCTCCGAGTATAGTACGTATATCTTCTATTAGTTCTTGTCGTTTACTCTGCTGTTTTGCCATAACATAATTATTTAGTAAAAATCTACATTCAATAAATACATTAAAGAGTAATGCTATGCCAAGATTAAGTTTATGGAAACCAGAACGCGGTAATGACTACAAATTTGCTGATCGTACGATTAAAGAACACTTTTTAGCAGGTGGTACGGGCGTATTTGTACACAAATATATAGGACCGCACATCAATACAAATAGTGCTAGTTCTGACCAGCCTACTAATTCTATTACAAGTGTACTTAATGTACAAGATTTGCTGTTTGGCGAAAACAGAGATAGAAAATACGACGAAGATGTATTTGATTTACGTGGAGTATACAATGTAGCTGATCAAGACTTTGATCTTTCACAGTTTGGTTTGTTTCAAACTAGTGATACTGTGTTTATAACATTTCACACAAATGACATGATCGACAGACTCGGTAGAAAAATTATGCCAGGTGATGTGTTTGAAATGCCTCATCTAGAAGATGAAACAAGATTAGAATCTGCTAGTATTACATTGGCAACTAAACCATCGAAAAAGTTTAGAAAAGGTGAAACAATAACAGGTGGTACTTCAAATACTCAAGCCACAGTGGTAAGTTATAACCACGAAGCTAAGACAATTAGAATAACTCCTATCGCTGGAGACTTTGAACAAAATGAAACAATCACCGGAGATAAAAGTACAGCTTCTGCAACTGTTACAAGTTTCACACCAAAAGAAAATTTAAAAATTAATAAATTTTATGTAGTTGAAGATTGTGCAAAAGGTTCAGAAGGATATGATCCAGGTTGGTGGCCACATATTTGGAGATGTAGAGCTGTTGCTATGCAAGACACACAAGAATTTAGAGATATACTTGGTAGTGGTGATGATGCAGGAGATCTTAAAAATATTATTTCAACATATCAGTCAGAAATTGATATCAATGATGCAATCATCAATGAAGCTAAAAAGAATGTACCTACAAAAGGTATGGATGTTGGCCATTTATATGTTAATGAACAAGATGCACACAAAGTTGATCCAAAATCACAAGATGGTACTGGAGGAAAAGGTATTACAATATCACACACTGGTAATAGTTTCCC